GGCTCTGGCTGGCTTGTGAGTGCGGAGCCGTGCCGTGGGAGCGGGCCGGTGCCGGCGCGCTGAAAGACTGGGCGACCGTTCAAAAGACGTTCAAGCATGCCGTCTCCAGGGGCTTGGTCTCTGAGGAAGAGGTCGATATAGCACAGGGCCCAACCATACAGGGGACCTCACTGGAGGACCCTGCCGGAAGCGTCGGTTTGGATAATGACGGTGCAATAAAAAAAGTCGAATGCGGCAAAGACGGTCAAAAGGTCCTAAAGTGGCTCTCTGATTGTGCTGTTTGCATTCATACCGAGACAGTGGCTAATGATGAAACAGAGTTCTGTTTCAAGGGCATGGGCGCAAAGGACCACAGGCAGATCTCATTTACGATGCCTGCCTCGGCCCTGGCAGACCCTCGCAAATTCCGAGCTGCTCTTATAAATGCTTTCGGTGCCCGCAATAGAGTCGGGAATCTGGATTTTGAGACAGTCCAGAGGCTCACTAAAAATACTCGTCTTTTTAGGCGTGTCGAAGTGCCGGCCTGGGACGGCGCCGTGCCGCTTGTCCCTGGCGTCAACCTTGCGGCAGATGTGGAATACCGGCTCTCGCCCATGATTCCCGCGGAAGTCCATGATGGTGATATCGAGGCTGCGAAGGAATGTTTGAGAAAGCTCCTCAGCATTCACGAGCTTAGCCCGGTCCTGGTGGCCGCAATCCTGGGGGGGCCGGCATTTGCCAGGTGGCATAACAACGATCGTTTTGGTGTCGCTCTGTGGGGCCTGACCGGATCCCTCAAGACCTCTGTGGCCCAGGCGGCTCTTTCCGTCTACGGCACAGGATATCTTGACGACGAGTCTATCCTCAAGCACGGCAAGGCCGGAGCGACTCAGGTTGCCACCCTGGAGGTCTTCGCCAATGCCGGAATTCTCCCGCAGATCCTCGATAATGTCAAGACAGTTGACGAAAAGGACGGCCTGCAGTACATTTCCACAATCCAGGCCGTGATCGAGGGGCGAGAGAAGCAACGTGGCAAGAAAGACGGGGGCTTAAGGGACTCGAGAGTCTTCAATTGCCTACCTATCATCACCGGTGAGATCCGGCCGGAGGAGGCCTCGACGAGTGCCAGAGTGTTGAATCTGACGTGGACCCGACCTGAAGACCTGACTGCCCTGACTTTCATCCAGGAGCATGTTGCTGCAATGCCCATAGTGGGTTATCACTGGCTGCGGTTCCTGGCGACAACGGATCGCAACATGGTGGACGGTTTCGGCGAGGCCAGGGGTCGCAAGATCGCAGAGTTTAGCGCCAAGAGGTACACAAACCCTGGCCGGCTGGCGACTATCTACTCATTACTCAGAGCTGCATGGGCTCTGCTCTGTGAGTCGCCTTTTGGGGAAGTGTTCCTGGAGTTCGCAGAAAGGTTCGTCTCGATCCTTGACTTGGCCATTGAGGAGCAGGGCCGGATGGTGACAGAGGAGACCGAGGTCGAGAAGTTCCTGGCTGGTATAAGGGAGCTCCTCGCTAGCAATCCCGGCTTGATTCAATCCAAAGAGGCTAAGATGACCATTTTAGGTAGGGTGATCGGCAAGGAGACTGATGAAGGGCTGTTCTTACTGCCCTCCGAAACCCTGGCGGAGCTGGCGAAGATCGGTGTCTTCACCCAGAAGCCCACCGTGGATTCACTCACCAAAGGTCTCCATGCAGCAGGCATGCTGGTGATAAGTCCCGATGGCAAGCACCTTAAAGCCCAGAGGCAGATGAATGGCTCCAGACCGCGAGGCTGGCTCCTGGCTCCAATGGTGGAGACGTGTCTCACGATGGCTCCAGTGAGTGGAGACACAAAAAACGATAACAATAAGCCCAATGGCTCCACAAACTCCGCTTGCTCCATGGAAAATGAGAGAGAGAAATTTTCTGGTGAAATGGAGACGATTCGAGATGAAAAGCAATTTCGTGAAATGAGTGGAGTCAGTGGAGTTTGTGGAGTTGGTATAGTTAATAATATAGTTAATGATAGTGATTTGATAGGTTCTAAAAGTGGCTCCACTGGTGACTCCACTGAGAAGAACGATGGAGCCACATCTGGACGAAGTGGAATAGGCCCTCATCCTCGAAAAGACACGCCCCCGCCTGGTAGGCGGGAAGATCTCGCAGATACCAATTCTCAAGTGAACGTCTCCACTGCCGAGAAGATCCGAGCGGCGGCAATCTCTGAATTTGGCATGAACGGCTGGGTGGACCCTCGGAAGCTCTCCAATGCACTGAAGCTCCCACAAGCTGAGGTTGAAGCTTGGCTTGAAGCCAACTATGAACCCTTCAAGCGGACTGGAGGCGGCACTGGTTACAAGCAACGGGGAGCAGGGGAGGCACCGGAGTGAGCACAAAAGGAAAGAGTCGAACCCGGCCAGGGCGGCGTGACCTCCTGCGAAGCCAGGCCGCTGATGCCAGGCGACGACAGCGACGGGCGAAGGCTGGCTGCTACGACCCGAAGCGGTACGATAAACCGATATCAGAGGAGAGCTGATGCCTGAGATCCGTGCCGATCCGTTACAGGGTTACGGATGTGATTCAAGATGTAAATGCGGTCAATATCCCGGCCATCTTGAGTTAGATAAAGCCTACTTGAAAAATGAAATCTCCCTTCAGCAATATGCCGATAAGGTAGGATGCGCCAAACCAAGCGTTGAACGGCACGTTAAAGGCCATCTTCCCGGTGCGCTTCTGAAGGCGAAGGACATTGAGGATGTGGCCAACGGGGACACCCTATTAGATGAGCTGAAGAAGGCCAGGGACCGGACATACTCACTCCTCGATAAGGCAGAAGCGGCGGCCAATACAAAAGTCTATGGGGCTCCTGTTGCCTACTTGAAGGAAATCCGAGAGCAACTGAAGTTCATAGCAGAGCTGGAAGGCAAGATCTCCAGCCAGCCCCAAATTAACATCTCTATCCATCCAGAATGGGTGGAATTGAAAGCAGTGATTATAACCACCCTGCAGAAGTATCCCGAAGCGCTGGAGGCCGTCCGAAATGCTATCAAGTGACCTTAAGGCGGCTCTGGATTTTGAGATCTATAAGGTCAATCCTGTCTTGTGGGCATCCGAGGTCTTGAATTTCCATCCTGATCAGTGGGCCCTACGTGTAATGACACTTCCTGCCCGCTACGTGATCGAGAACGTGAGCAGACAGGCGGGGAAGAGCACTTGTGCAGCGGCGATGGCCACACATCAGGCGGTGTTCTTTCCCGGCTCTCTGGTGCTTGTGGTAAGCCCGACATTGCGGCAATCCGGGGAGCTGCAACGTAAAGCCATGAGGTTCTATGACCTGGTAGATCCCGACCATAACGGCCTGGCCGAAGATACTAAGCTTTCAATCCAGCTAAAGAACAAAAGCCGCATTATCGCATTGCCCGGCCAAGAAGATAACCTACGTGGTTATTCGGCCCCTGCCTTAATTATCGAGGACGAGGCAAGCCGGGTAAAAGACGAGCTGCATGTGGCTATCCGGCCCATGCTTGCAACTAACCAGGGACGGTTAATCCTTCTTTCGACTCCCAACGGCAAGACAGGCCATTTTCACAAGATATGGATGGAAGGCGGCCCTGAATGGCTGAAGATCAAGGTCAGTGCCGACCAGATCCCCAGGATATCCAAGGAGTTTCTTGAGAACGAACGGCTGAATATGTCCGAGGGACAGTACTTGCAAGAATATTTTAACCAATTTCAGGACGCAGAAGGCGCGGTCTTCTCATCAGATCTATTCAAAAGCCTGGCCAATCCAGCATTAAGCGCATTAAAGATTTGAGGTGATTAACATAACACGACGCTATCTATTAGGCGTGGACTTGGCGAAGTCCTTTGACTTTACCAGTTTTGCAATCATCGAAATGGAATATCAAGCCGTCATCAAGGATTATGTATATCATTTGAAGGGCTTGGATCGAATCAGGGGCGTGGATTATCCAAAAATCAACGAGGTGATTCTCTCGACCGTAGCGCACCTGGAAAAAGAGAAATTGCCCGACACTGAAGACGGCCCGCATTTGTGTATAGACGGCTCCGGTTTGGGTGCGCCGGTAAAAGATTTCCTGAAACATGCCCACGTTTTCACGACCAGCAAACAGATTTTCCCCGTGATTTTCACGGGCGGTGAATCGGCACGCTACGACTCTGTGACTCAAAATTACAACATATCAAAGCCTCTCATCATTGGAAATTTCAGGGCCTTGATGCAACATCACAGATTCGACTATGCCCCAGACATCAAAGCCCTCCCCCTGCTGGAAGAAGAGATAGCCCGATTCCAGAGACACCAGACCGCGAGCGGAAGAGACGGTTATGATGCGGAAACCGGAGCGCACGATGATCTTATTTGCGCGGTGGCGATTCCTCTGATTATAGGCGAATGGCGGTTTCGCAAAGCCCCGACCGGCCCGCTTGTCTTCAGTGGAGCCAATAAAAAGCCTATAAACAGCTCCACAGGCAGCGGCCCAAATTGGTTTGCCGAAGCCGCTCGAGGCCACAACCACGGCGGCGCAGGCGCGACCTTCATCGGCGGCATCAACCATAGATCACGATGATTAATATATTATATAGTAGATGAATGCTGGGAGGATGTGAGCGGCCTTATCACCCGCGCCTCCGTCCCGAATAGATCGACGAACATTGTTTTTATCTGAGGGTGATTATTTTTATGACAAGCTATGATGTCCTAGCATTGCATGGGCAGCCCCATCAAAAGCAGATGCGTAGAGCAGGCAAGCCCAGAAGGCTGGACTCAAAGGACCTGCTCAAAGCCTTCTGCAGGCCGGATGAAACGAAGGTCTGCCTGGTCGGGAACGGCTGCTATGTCTTTATGGCGACAACGACCGAGAGCCACGATGATATAACGCTCTTTTTGATAACCGGCGAGAGACGGGAGGCGATCAAAGAAGTGGTCGATAGCATCTTTCTGGCTGACGACGCTTCGGCCCAGGTAGAGATCGACCAGGAGCTGCGTGAGTACGCAGACGGCATTTTTGCTGGAAGCTGGCACGTATTCGAAGCAGAGGAACTTTCTTTCACATTCCTCGCCTCTGATGGCTATGAGCCGCACATGTCCGATGAGATGGCCCTTCGCACGTTCACGAAAATTCTACAATTTTACACGAAGGAGGAAGGATCATGTATGATGCGGTAAGATCGTTCATTGTAAGGACTCTTTTAGAGGATTCTGCCGGCAAAGGGCTGGACGCCCTTCTTGCAAAGGCTACCGCCCTCACGGGCAAAGCCTTCGATATTAGCATTGGGGTCGCCACAAAAGAGGCGGAGAGAGCACTTGCTCAGGTCGAAAAATCTGCCAAGGCCGCTGCGAATGTGGACAGCTCCAAAGCAGTTGCAAGCCACAAAGCGCACGCCGGAGCCGCCAAAGATCTGGAAGGCGTTTTGTCGAAAGTGGCCAACCAGAGCAGGAACGCCTCAGAGACCGTGGGGGGATTCTTCTCGCGGCTGGATGCTGGCCGCCTGGTGGTGGGTGGCGCTGCTGCCGGCCTATCACTCTTTGCAGCAACCGCGGTCAAGACATACGAGAGTCTGAAACTTTCAACTGATGCGATAACAGCACAGTTGGGCTCTGCCTCAACCGGCCTGATGAACTTTATTAGTCAGGGCGGCCAGACATCCGGTACATCGAAATCAGGTAGGGCAGGACTGCTGAACTATATGAGCATGACGGGATATAAAGATCCTGAGCAGATGCAATCTATCGCAGGTAATTACGAAAAAATCATGGGATCGACGCTTGGCCGAAACCTGGAGCAGTTCGGAATCACCGACGCCAAGGGGCTCATGCAAGCAATGAGTAACCCGATGGATGAAAACAGTGATTTGGGGCGTGTGATCAAGCAGTACGACCCCGCATATTTCAAGGCCGGCACCCTGCAAACCGAAAAGATGAAAGTACAACGAGAAGACAAGTTCGCCTTTCAGTCTGATGCTGTAGTCGAGGCCGAGGCCCGCAGGCGCATGAATGCCGACGCTGCAAAAGCAATCGCCGGAAAGGTCACGCCCGACAAAGATTCTTATCGAACGGCTGTATTCGATATGGGCGAAGCATTCACTGACCTGAAAACGGCGATCGGTAAAAGTCTTGAGCCATCGATCACAGCTATCACAAAGTTCTCAACGTGGGCGATTAAGCTGGCGACTGCTGCGCCAGGAATAACCACGCTCGCAGGTGCTATCGTGACCCTGGGGACCGGGCTCGCTATCCTGGGGGCAGTATTGCCTCTAGTCCAGCGGGGCATGATGGGAGTTAACGCGTCGATGCTCCTCAATCCTGTCGTGCTGGTTGTTGCCGCTATTGCGCTGCTTGCTGCCGGCCTGGTAGCCCTGGAGAGCAAGACGCAGATCTTTTCAAAAGCCTGGGATCGCTTCGCAAACTCGGAGATCGGCAAGGATCTGATCGGTGGAGTCAAGGACTTAGCTAACTACCTGGGGCTGATCGGGAAGGGTGGGGACTTTTTCGGCGGCATGGTGAGTGGCATCGAGTCTTCCGCTGGCCGGATCGGCTCCTTATTCGATCAGGTAGACAACATCTACAAGATGTTCAAGGGCGGGGACATCACAGGAGCCCTGGCCGGTGGCCTATCACTCGCTTTCAAGGTCACGCCTGTTGGCATGGCCGCCCAGTTCGCCGAATCACTTCTCCCGTCCAAGCGCGTGCAGGACATGATTCTGTTCGTCCTGCAGAAGATGAAGGACCTCTGGGACGGCTTCACCAGGTGGCTCAATGATATCTGGCAGATTGTGGCGAAGTTTCTGGATCCCATCTTGAAGATCTTCCAGTACCTCAAGGAGCTGAAAGAGAAGATCCTGGGTGGAGGCGGACTGTCGGGTGATGCGCTGAAAAAGGCCTTTATCGATGCCCTGAAAAGTTCGAGCAATGCAGGATTGGCAAACGCAAGCCCCGAGAAAGCGGAGGCGATTTACGGTGCCGTCTCAGGTGAAAAACCTCTCACCCAATATGAAAAGAGCAGGCTGCAAATTTCCGACATAGAGCTTGCCGATGCTAAAAAGGCATACGACAAGCTGAAGAATCCCCAACCATCTATACTTACGCAGCCGGGTTCGGTACTGGCAAACACAGCTACCGGCGCAGGAAAAGCACTTTGGAATGCGGTGCCGGACGTTCATACAGCTACATATAATCTCCTGCCCAAGAAGACGCAGGCCGAGGTAGATAGTACATTAACGAGAGAAGAACGCCTAACGAAAGCCGGGTACAGTCTGGCTGCAGACGGGGAATACACAGATCTTAACGGCAATTATCTATCGGATGAGGAAGCCAAGAAAGCAAGTGCCATCTTCAACAGTCCCAATGCCCTTGGTGGTGAGGTCACCAAGTCCGGCATGGCCTGGATCGACGAGGGAGAGCCGATTGTGCCGGCGGAGGTGGCACGCTCTTCTGTGCTGATTGACAGCCTCAAGAGCATCGCATCTGGCAGTGGGTCGGGATCGGGTGGAGATACCATTTTCCAGATCAACGAAATTAAGGTGATAGCCAGTGGCGGAGACGCCAACAGCATTGCCCGACAGATCAAAGAGGCGCTTCTGAGGGAGATGGACGACTTCTCTTTCAAGTCGCGGGTCGAGGCCATAGTTCACCGGGCAGACAGGGCCTATATCGGCTAGTGCGTGCAACCTGCAAGAATCCCTCACCTTTTTTACAGCCCCGTAACCGGCCCTATTTTCGCTTATGCCTAACCGGCCATTCCATACACTATGGAAAGATTTATCAACAATTGACCGTTATCGATTTATCGCGGCCATTGAGATCAAAATTGCGCAGTAGAATTCGGAGCGCAAACCCAGACCTTACGACCTCGAAAGCATATTTATAAAAATATCAATGGCTCCGATTCCGGCCCGCATTAGCACTATATTCAAGTGCGTGCAACTAGCATCATTAGGCGATCGAAGAATTCTGTGATATTCTATAATTCCGTTCGTGATACTAAAATAGTTTCGAGTGCCATTGGAGTGAACCCATCCGAGTAGACAATGAGTTGAGCATGCTCAACAACTCATTATCGGTAGACTATAATAGTGCAGGAGTTTAGGATAAAGGGTATGCAGGAATGAGAACCTCGCACGTCTATATGAGAACATATGCAAATGATTGATTCATTAGGTAAATTAAATATACAACCTACCTCCCATGGATTTATTATGATTAAGTATTTAATTTGGACATTAGTTCTCACTATATCGGTAATGCCTAGTATAGCTTGGTCACAATCCACGGTCCAGGATAGAGTCATTCTCACGACGGAGGGAAGTGCAACAAGTTTCACACTGATTCAAAAAGAATACCTGCAGACAGTTCTGGACGACCTCTGCAAAATAAATAACAGGGCAACTGCCAAACATATCAATGATTACGTTGCTAATGGACACGCGACCTTCGGCAAAGAAGATCCAGGCACATTTGCTAGCGTGGTGGGAGGCGTCTTGATGAACTACCTAAACATCAATCAAGACCTGGGTAATTGGGACGCTTCCAAGGAGTTTGCCGATAGATATAACCAAAGAGGTGATTATGACAAGGAGGAAATTAAACTTCATGAGGCACGAAGGACCATTAGAGATCTGGCTTTCGTGCTGATCCACGAGGATGTCCATATGAATCAGACCTATCCGAATCATAAACCTGAATACGAGGATAAAGCTTATGAGAAACAAATCAGTGAGATGCGGAGAGTAATCAATGAGGATATGCAGAAGATTCGAGAAATCCAGGCGAGCGGCACTAAACTACCAGGGGACCGAGATAAGCTCAATGAACTGATCGAAGATCTGAAGGTCAGCAAAGAGTCGTATTCAGGAACTGTTGATAGTATGCAGGGCGATGTTATAAAAGATGGAATAGTGACCCGTGAGAAATTTAAAACCTCTAAAGCTGACATGGATAAACTAGTTGAAGAAGCTAGCGATTTGATAAAGAGCGTCGGTATAATAAAAGATCCCAACGATGCCAAAGCCTGGAATGAATCTTCCCAAACCCCGCCCAGTGGCTATGACCAGGGAGTCTGGGTGCTCACAGAAAAGAAATCCACGGTAGAGAAGAAGGGGGATACCAATTGCTACACTTATGCATTAAGTGTAGGTGGAAACACTGTGACCGGTTTAACTTCCTGGGACGATAGTACTTGTGGTGGAGGTGATTGCAGGGGTTATACCTCGGGGACCTGCACCTGGACAGTGCCGCCTTCCATCCTGACACCCGGCACAAAGCAAGAGACAAAAGAGACCGCTCAAGTAGATGGCGGCCAGAGTTGCAGTCAGAGGCATATCAGTGCCTACATAAGCATGTATATCAATGGGGGAAGCAGGGGTCCCAATGCAGCCACTGGCAGTTGGTCCTCCGCAGATCCTAAACTGGCTGCGGTTTCCGTAATCGTTCCCTGGGAAGTGCCCTGGGGAAAGATGGGAGATAATATGACCATCGAATTCTATCCCCACACGGGTACTGTGGAGAGGGGTGGCATCGTTTATACCTACACATATCAGGCTTCAGCTCCTGAAGTAAAGGAGCCATATTCCCTTGGAGAAACCTGGACAGCAAGTAATAGCAGCGGAACAACCAAATCGAATCCAGAAGGAAGTTATGATGATGACTCTTACCTTGCAAACGACCCCGCACCAGTAGGAAGCTATAGAAACCCGGTTCCAGAAGCAACTGACGAAGCGACGAGATCAGTCGTTTAAAATTTAAAATTTTATTTTTTATATTTTAGCCTCGACCATAAAGTTATCGATCTTCGCCAGGTCATCGATGAAGACATAGGATATCAGGAGAACCACAAACAAGGCTTTAACGAGTTTCATGGGTCTTCCTATTTTGGAGGTCTGGAGGTCTTGCCACCCTCTAACTCAGTTACTACTGATATCTTGAAATCTCGGTCGTAGCACCACCTCAATTCTTTCATCCACATCCCTCCAAGGATTGATGTTGCTTAACTTTATTGTCCACTCGGAGGGGGTTCACTTTATACTAACTATACAATTTTTACTGATACGAACTCACCCAGTATGAGGCGGGCCAATTAGATAAGTTAATATAGGATTCGATGAGGGATTGAAATGGAATTCTGAATTCGATGTTTAAAGCAAGGTGTTTTTGCGATGATATGCTCAGACGTATACGACGGTGTCCTTGTGCCGATGAAATCCCCCGGCGCGTCCTTGGTGCCCGTCGAAGAGAGGTTAAGTGCCCTATCACCTAGCGAACGCCAGCACTTCCTTGAAAGCGTTGCATACCACAAACCCATGCTGTTAGAACTCGCTGACAGGTGATTAGTCCAGCCTCACAACCATCCTTTTTATCCATCTCGCGATTTTGTCTATCTCTTCTCCATAGGGACAAGTGTATTGAGCTATTTTTACCATTACACGGATTATCTCGTCTATGTCGCTTCTATCAAAACAATAGCCGTTTTGCCTTAAAATGAGGTCCGATAATTCAAAAGCAGTCATTTTCGGTCGTGTACTCATATCATTGAATTGGTATCCTGAATGCCATTAGCTCCTTGATAGTCCATACATGATCAGTCAGTCCTTCTGCCATCGCAGGTGTTCTCTGCATCCATTTCTTCCTTCCTTGAT